CAAAGATACCTTCTTGACGCAATAACTCTGCAAATGTCGCTGGGTGCTTAGTCTCAAGTTCAGCGATTGCTGTCCTATCACCAATACCAACACGCATGATGAGTCCTTGTTCTTCAAAAGACTTACCAGCAACCACATTTGCGGCGGTTAATCCAGCAGGGTTGTCCTTAAACTCTGGACGCGCCAAAAGGGTTGGGACATTGTTATCTCTATAAAAATTCATAACTGGTGTTAACTGTGTTGTCTCACCAGCAACTGTTCTGTTAATTAAATCTACTGTTCCATCAATGCGGTCTGCACGCAAAAGGTCTGCTGTTTTTGTTCTAGCAAGAAGATTTTCAGTTAATCCATATTTTCCTGGAGCAACAGCACCAACAAGAGCACCACGAGCACCAATACCTGCAAGTTTAGCCGCTTTAATATCTGGAGCAGCAGTTACTTCAAAACCAAAGTTAAGAATACCTGCAACTGCAGCACCAATGCCACGATTGGTATCCTTAAGAATATTATTTTCTGCTGCTTCGCCTGGAACTAAGCCAACAACTTCACCAGCAAGACGTGTTACATCTGTACCAAAGTTGTAAAGTTTTTGTCCTCGCTCTGATTCTGAAAGAATTGCAGATTTTTGTAAAGACTTTCCAACTAATCCGCTTTCAGAAATATCTCGACCCGCTTTACCAGCAAGTTGAGCACCAAGACCAGCACCAGTAGCAGCGCCAGCAATTACACCAGCAGGTCCACCAAGGGTACCAACAAGTGCTCCACCTACGCCACCAAGAATTCCACCAGCAATCATGTTTAGGCTAGCAAGAAAACCCATTCCAGCATCTTTACGTGCAACATCCTGTACAAAAGCATAATTAGAACGTAAACCTTTTGTTCCAGCCATCATAACTTTAGACATTCTGCCATCAGTTTTTTTGTCAAGTTCTGCAAGACCGTATGCTGCGGTTGTTATACCAACAAGTGGGCCACCAATTGCGGGAACAGCAAGAACTGGAAGACTCTTTTTAATTCCAGAAGTAGTTCCTAGATTCTCACCAGTTGTTTTTAATAGCCATTGACGTGCGTCTTCTGCACGGTCATTAAATGACTTTGGGTTTTGTGGCAGGTTAGAAGCAACGTCAACTGACGTGCCAAAATTAATACGTCCATCTTTATTATATGGACCACTATCAACTGTTTTATTTTTAAGTTTATCTTGTAAGTTGCCTAGGATATCCCATATTGTCATTAAATAATCGTCCCCAGATAGGTTACATAGTCCTTAGTTCCTTGTGATGCACCAGGTTGTGATGCATAGAACTGTAGTACAGGATAGTAAGCACGAATCTCATCTATATCTGGGTCACCAGATGCTTGCATTGGAAGACCCTCTACTGAGTTTGCTCCATCGCCAATAGGTGCGCCATCCATAATTGATTGATTAGGAAGATTAGTTGGTGCTGTAATTGGTGTCAACTCTGCTTGAGCAGGCATTTCCCCCATAGCACTATACATCTTTGCGCCCTGTTGTTGTGCCATTGTAGACTCACCTGTTGAACCAAGTGATTTCATACCTGGAATGTATGTAGTTGGTTGTCCGTTGGTTCCTGCACCGCCTGTGCCTGATACTTGAAAATTGTTTTCTGCGGGTAGCGCCATCTTAACCTCCTACTTAGTATACTGAATTTTAGTTATAATTGGTTCTGCTGTATATATATCCCATTGCGCAGCAATTTGAATTGCTTTACGTACTGCTTTTTCTACCGATTCGGGTTTAGTAAGCGCTTTGATATTAAATGCTTCAAGAGCGCCAAGGGCAACATCACTACCGCTACCAGAATAATAAATACCACGAATATCCCTATCCCAAGAATAATCTTCAAAGATAGGATAAATGACTCCACGCACGCTGACAAGAAAGGATGAATCATGTGCTGCTGCATCGCCGTCCTCTTTCATATCATAACCTGCATCTACAAATGCTTGTCGCATCTGCGGAATAAATTTCTGAGTTATGTAAACATCTAAATCTTCTGCTGCTGTAGGTTTAGGTGCCTTCCAGCCAAATTGCATAATATTTGAACCACGACCTGAACCAGAACCTGCAATAAGAATTCCGTTATTTTCTATAATCTTATGTGTAGCCATGTCTATTGGTCGGCCACTTTCATCACTAGAACGTGAATCACAACCTAATACAGACCAGCCATCACCCTGAATTGCTACTAGTGTTGTCATCGTCCCCTACTTAATTATCGTCTACGTGATGTGCTAACTCTTGACTGTGCTGTGCCAGCGCCTGTAAGTCCTGAGATTAAACTCATTACATCAGGTGGTGGTGTTTGTGGTCCTGCAGAAGGAGAGCCTCCTACTGGAGCGCCACCTGGAACAGGGGACGGCTGCTCAACAGGAGTACCTGGTACCCCAGCAGGAGGAACTTGTGGCTCGGGAGCAAACGTCTCGGCAATTGCATCTTCTAATGCTTTACCATTTTGACGTGCTTGAATCACCGAAGCAATGTTCTTAATAATTCCTGATGGGTCTTGTCCTTGAGTTGCCATCTGCGGAATTGCCTGTGCTGTTGCACTAAGTGCTGCCAACAGGCCATCACGAAGTTTTTCAATTTCAATCTTTTCAAGTTCTTGTGTTACGTTAACTGTAAATGGAAGTTCACGCATTGCCATATCTTTAGAGATAAGACCTCCACCAAGTGCTTGAAGCATAAAAATAAGACCCTGTGCTGGGTTAAGTCCAGCAAGCATTCCATAACGAACATCTGCAGAGTAGTCACCCTTAATGTCGCGGGTTGGACGATACTTTACTTCGTATGGAGAACCAGAGTCTACGCCACGAATTGTTTTTTCTTCTGCGAAAATCTTTTCATCAACTTCGAAACAGATAGATATAACGTCACGAAGTGCTGCAGCAAAGATAGCCTGTGCTGATTTTACCTGTGTATCAAAAGCACCCATAAGTGCTTGAACGCCTTGGCCTGTAACTACGGAAGCATCAATGTTTCCTGTACGGCTCTCTGGGTAACGTGCGCCAACACGGAGTTCAGCATTGAGCAATGTCTGCTCTGTGAATGCTCCTTGTGGAAGATTAAGTTCAACTCGACGGACTCCTGCTGGATTCGATGTGCGAATAACAGCGTCTCCACCAAGTTGAAGTTCTTGCACGTCTTGTGGTAGAACAATTGGTGCTTGTACTGACTTCTCTGCTGCTTCCATAGCAAGCAAAGCAAATCGGTTACGAAGCAATTGAATACCGAGTACGTCGTCAAACTGACCACGCATCTCACCGTCGATAGATGGTTTGCGTGCAACAACAACCATCATCTTTCCGACTGGATTCATCGCACGAGATAGAACTAAGTTCTTCTTTTCTGGGATATAAACGACAGATTGCTCTGAGTCATAGTAACGAATCATCTCTAACTGATGAGTCAAATCCTGCTCATAGCCTTGACGGCCAAGAAGTTGGGATTCGTAATCAGGGAACTGAGATACGAGTTCGCCTAGTGTCATAGCATATCGTTTGGCAAATGCAACGCAACGTCCGTAGCGGTCAAATTCTGGGTAAGCCCCAACAGGATTTTCTACGCGGATACGTGGCAACTTGCTTTCTTCGTCTAATTCAATTACGAAAGGGACGAAACCATATGTGATGTACCAATCTGCCCCAGAGTACATTTGTACAGATAGGTCAGAATGGGAAAAATAATTTGAAGCAATGCGTGTACGTTTGTCAGCAAACTGACGCGCCTTATCGCTTGTTTGGCTAACTGCTGAACAGTTAACTGCTGGAAGTGGTGCCATAACCTCAGAAAGGTCACGTGCCACAATGTCAATAAAGTTAGCAACTACGTTGGCATCAATGCCATCTGGAAAGAAATCAGGATAGACTTCTGAGATTTTACCTTTACGTACGGCAAGAACATCTTGGTTGCGTGAGTCACGTTCAAGGTTGCGATAACGAAGAGCGTCAACTCTTGCTACAACCTGGTCCATTGATAATGCCATTGGTTTCCTATCCGTAGTTCTCTGCCCATTGCTGTGCAAAGGCTTCGTCTAAATTGAGTGAATTTCGTGATGCTCGTTGAGCGCGTGTAGCCCATCGATTAGTTTGGTACTGTCCGACCTTGCTAGATATTTGCATTAACTCACGAACGCGGATAACCGCAAACCATAGAGCCATTACACAGTCAGTTGGGTTCTTAGTATCAGGCTTCCAGGTAATTAACTGCTGGACTAAGGACTTTAATCCTTCTGAACCTTCGTTGCTAGGAATCTCAATCATTCCGTTATCCAGGAAGCGCCCATCTTTGGCACTACCGAACAAGGGTGACATTGAAGCCACACCGAAACCTACGTCCCATTTATTTTTACCAGTGAAGTGCGGCTCAAGGCGACAGCCCCACATAGTAAGAAAATCTCTTAAGTCCGTATCCATAGAGTAAGCCTTTTGATGGGCGTTAATTTCTACACGGAACTCTTGTGGTCGATACTTCTCGACCCACTCTTCAATAAGTGCTCTTTCCTTTTGAGGGGAAGGGTCAACCATATTGACGCAATCTAAAACATATATATGACCATCAGCACGATTATAAGTTACTGCCACAAAGGCAGAACGTCCTGCCACTGCTGGGTCAAAACCAATTACTGTGTATGCGCCTTCAACCGCTCTTGGGTGTCCTGGCGTACCTGGTTTAAGCGGTCCACGCTTTCGCATACCGTTAACACATCCTGCAACAGTTGTTGGCGAGAATATGGAGTCGGACTGGACATCTTCTTGTTGGTAGACCATAGCCCATACTGACGGAGCGACCTCAGAGCGACGCTTAAAGAGCGAGGGTCCATCCCATTTCGGAAAAAGTCCATTTTCTAAAACCTCATCTATATCATTCTCTTGAATGTTAGTTGCAGGCCAAAGGGTCTTCCAGTTGCTAGGGTCTTCATCAAACTCTAATACTGCTGGCATGGCACAGTAGGTAAATGGAGATTTACCACCAGTCCATTGGTCGCCTGAACGTATCATCTTATACAAGTCAATTGGTGCAACGCGGGTGCCTACAATAACAAGTCTACCATGCCGTCCAAGACGGGTAATAACTTCTTTCTGTAACCACTCAATTTGCTTTTCCCACTCGTGGGCATTAGAACCCATAACCACGTCATCAAGAATAATTAGGTCAGCACGTGCTCCGTAAATCTGGGAGCCAAAACCTAGTGCCTGGACCGTTGGGTCTTTTTCGCCTGAGTCTCGGCCAGTGCCAAGGTAAATCATGTCGGCAGACCATTGAGTTGAATCTGCTTTATATCCACCGTTAGGGCCAAAAGCCGTCTGCAGTTTCATGTAGCCTGGATGTGAGAGTCTAGTTTTAATGGCCCCCAGAAACTTACGAGCCATACCTTGTGTCTTAGAGACAATGATAACGCGGGTGTTAGGGTTAGTTACTATCTGGTGCAAAACATAGTTGGTTGTGATTGTGGTTGACTTAGCATGCTCTGGTGGCACGTTAATCAGGACACGCTTTGGGTCTCCTGGTTCGTAAGTCATAGCAGCAGGTTGCCATCTTGGCTCCCGACCTTCAATGAGGTCTAGCCAGTTTAACTGATGGTCAAAAAGCGTTGTATCCAAGAACTGCTCAGAGAAGTCCTCATAGGAGATGTCCTTGAGTTCTGCTAAGTCCGCTTTGATACCTTTGCCTGAAAGGCGGGCTTTGTCTGCTTTTTCCTTAAAAGATTCATCCACCATAGACCATTGACGGAAGGTGGTGTCATTACGTCCGACGGCTGCCATAGCCGCTGTGATAGTAGACCCCTGTTCTAATAGGGCTAGTACTTTGGCTTGGGCTTCCCCTTTTGGGATAGATTGTATCCCTGGCTTGCGTCCCATCTCAACTCCTAATAACGCCGATTTAACGGTCCCACCAAACGGGCAGAATTATGGCACTTTTATTATATATTATTATATATAGGAGGAGCGGAGTCTTAAACGGAGCGACTCCGTAAGATTATATATACATATAAGATAACCCGTTCAAACGGGTAAAACCGAACAACGTTCGGTAATAATTCTTTTAGTTGAGCGTAAATTAGTATAAAAATCGCAGTAAGTCTATCCCTATATATAGCCCCCCGTAATATAACAGAAAATTATTTTCAGAGAGTATAAGAGGGGGGCGGGGTCGAAATTAACAACTCTGGGGTCTTGAAATTGTCGACAAAACGATAAATAGATAAGCCGATTTATCTATGATGAGACTATCTCCCTGACCTGTGGATAACTATTGCCCCTGTGGATAAGTTATGCACAAGCAAGTCCAAAATCTGTGGATAGTCCACAACGCGGTCGGGCGTGTCGCCCAACACAAACAATCGAACAGGTGTTCGAATGAACCTGAGGGTTTCCTGAGAATTGGCTGAGTGTATGATAATCATACGCCTGAGAAAAAAAATAAAAATAAATCCCCGAAATGGTGTTGAAATGCCCGAAATGATGCTAAGGTTTTCCTATGGGTCGGAAAGTATCCAATCCATGAAATACCCACAGAAAAGGAAATAAAAAAAATGGCTCAAAACACAGTTAAAACCGCTACTAATTCGACATCACCAAAAGTGAAGGTCGAAAAAACCGAAATCGTGCCAATGGCAGAAATCGTCAGCGCTTACTCAAACCTCATTAACCATGATGGCGAAATTGAGTTCGTGCTAGAAATTGCGGAAATGCTCAAGACAGGCAAAACCTCAATTCGCACAGTTCAGGCTTCAATCGCTGAGGCTTCCAAGATTGGAAATGCCCCAACAATTCGCAAAAGCCATGTTCAGCACTTTCCAATTTTCTCAGAAATAATTGAGAAAATCTCAGACGCTCAAGAGCAATCTGTGAGCAATCTGCTGAAATTGGCTGAGCGTGTTGGTCGCGAGCATGGCGCTGAGGGTTCAGCCCAAGCAATCGCAAGCGCTCAGACTATCGCTGAGTTGGAGAAAATCGCGCCAACACAAACAAAATCTCGAAGCAATGCAAAAGCAGAACCCAAGCAAAAGACTATTGAGAACATAATCTCCCAAGCCTTGCTTGAGGTTCGCACGCTGAAGAACCTGAAAGAATTAAAAACCTCAGACCTTCAGACCCTCACCGCCTTGCTTGAGGTGTTAGTGCCTTGCGCCAAACGCTCAATGGTTAAGAACTAACCAAACACGAAGAAACCTCGACCCCTAGCGGGTCGGGGTTTTTTCATGCCCAAAATCCGACACGCCCGAGCGCGGGGGGAAACCCGACACAAACCAACACAAACTTTTTGCTGCGCAGCGTGGCGCATCTGAGGGCAATCGGGTGGCGGTTGTATGATAATCATACGGGAAAATAAATGCTGGCAATGCTTGCTTTATGGCTGAGAGGAGAGTAGAGTAGTCTTATGAAGTTAGGAAAGCGTATCTGTTGGCTTGTATGATAATCATACAGTAAATAGTTTCTCGTAGAACTTGACTTCTAGGTCAGCCTAGATTACTCTTAGAGTATGAAGGTTGCACTACGCAGTAAGCCTTGTATGATAATCATACAGGTTCTAATCGAAAGGATAGCATGATGAACTTAGACGAAATGGAAGCCCTAGTCGCAGAAGCGCGTAGTGCTATCCGAGCAGAAGTCCTCAAGAATAATGAAGACGAAGCACAAGCCAAAGAGGCAAAGCGCCTTGCTGGTGTTCAAGCCCTAGAAAGGGCAAAAACCTATGCATGATTGGAGTATGACTATGAACGAAAGCGACCTAGATTTAGAGGCTATGGAGATTGCACGCGACATCTTCACAGACGAAGAACTAGAAGAAATCCTACTAGAAGAAGATGCCTACGGCATAGACATCTCCCTCGATGAAATCTTAATGGAAAGCGAAGATGACGAATACTCGGAGTGGGCTGAGTAATACCATCTGGTAGCCTATGCTGGGCATAGCCATGAGTTCGATTCTCATGATAGGCACTCTGTATGATAATCATACAGTAATCTAACGAAGGGAAATGAAATGGAACTGTTCAACCTAGAGGTAAGCAAGTGGGGCATCAGCCTTACAACATACTTCGGTGATGTGTATGTCTTTTGGCGTAGCGTCTACTTAGTAATCGGTATCGTAATCGTTCTCCGCCTTGCTAAGATTATCCGCAAGAAGGTAAGCAAATGAGTAAAGTATGGGAGTCTTTCCTAACCGCAGAAGATGTTAGTGGCTACACACCTGACGAAATCGAATTACTTATAGCCGACCTTGATGATGCTGTAATGGCTGTAATAGAAGATTTCGGAGGACTATCATGAGTGCCGCCGACACAAACCTACTGCTCGACCTCACTCCGCGTGAAGTGGAAGTGATTCGAATGGCATTAAGGGCGCAACAGGACATCCACAAGCGCAACGATTTCAAGGTGCTTGTTGTTGAAGTGGAGACCCTACGCTCAAAAATTGCTGACGCTATGCTTGACTTACGCAAGACATTAGTATAAGGTTATACCTATAACTGAATAGCACCACCTCGCGTATGATAATCATACGGAGTATCGAGAGGATAGATTATGGATACAGATGAAGTATCATCTGAACTAACTTGCAGAGGTTGTATGACCGAAGTTAGTGAAGATGATGCGTATTACATCTCTCATTCAACTGATGTATCTTGCGCAGATTGTAAGGTAATCTGTGAGCATTGTGATGATGTCGGTTGGGTAAATGATGACTGGTTTTACATAGACCAAAGTGAGATGTGGTGTCAAAGTTGCATGGAAGACCATGCTAATTACTGTGATGACTGTAATGAGTATCATACAGGCTCTAGTTATTACACAGAAGACACCAACAATTCTTACTGCGAAAACTGTGTGGGGAATACAAGTTGGTGTGAGGACTGTGATGCGTATTATGCTCACGGATGCTCAGACCATGACGGAGATGAAGCGCGGGTAATCCATGATTATTCTTACCGCCCTGACCCTATCTTCCACACTACTGATGACACTACCCGCTTATTCTTCGGACTAGAAATCGAAGTAGAAGCATCACGCAACAGGTCTGAATCAGCAGAATATGCGAGCAGACTTGAGCAACTGAGCCTAGCCTATCTCAAAAGTGATGGCTCTCTGAACTGTGGCTTTGAAATAGTCACGCACCCCATGACCCATGATTTTTACAAGAACGAAGCCTATGAGTTGTGGAATACTCTCGAAGCCTTACGAAGTAGGGTTGGTATCAAGGTGAAAGCGTGGGATGCGTCTACCGCAGGTCTGCACATTCACATCTCTCGCGCAGGATTCAATGGTGGTTCGCACATGCACCGCTTCTTACGATTAGTGTATGATAATCAGACACTATACGAAGCGATAGCAGGTCGTTCATCTAGTCGCTGGGCTAAGTTTGATGATGCTCAAACCGACTATGTAGAAGAAGATAACGAAGGCAATAGAGAATGGAAATCTCGTCGCAATCTAAAGAATAAGTTAGACAACTCTCGCAATAGCGACAGATACTCTGCGGTCAATACGCAGAACCATGCTACTTTAGAGATGCGTATCTTTAGGAGTAGCGTCAATAGCGACACAGTAAAATCATTTATAGACTTAGCGCACGCCAGCGTTGAGTATACTAGAGGTATGTCGGTAAGAGATGTGCGTCAAGGCGCACTATCACAAGACAACTTCTCCTCATATATACAGGACAATTCTGCCCTGTATCCCGAACTCAATGCTAGGTTAGCAAAGGTTGCTAATCAACTACAAAGTGTATGATAATCATACAGATAGGATAGATTATGTGCTTATTGGTCGTATGCTCTCCCAACTCTACTCCTCGTAAAAAAGATTTAGAGTGTGCTTCATGTAATAACCCGCATGGCTTCGGCTATGCAGTAATTGCTGGTGATAAGATTATCACAGGCAAGGGTATGTCTGCTAAGAAAATTATCAAAGAGTTCTTAGATGTTCGTAAAGAATACCCGAATAGTTATGCTATGTTTCATGCTAGATATGCAACGCATGGCGTAAAGAATGACGATAACTGCCACCCTTTCAAGGTTGGTGGTAGAGATGATACCTATTTAGCGCACAATGGTATCCTCGACATAGAAATCCATGCAACAGATAAGCGTAGTGATACACGCATCTTTGCAGAGGATACCCTTCCAACTATTGGCGGTGTCAAAGCCCTTGATGACGACAATGTATGGAAAATAGTAAGTAAGTGGGCTAGTGGTAGCAAGGTTGCTATTCTTACACTAGACCCTAGTGCTGGCGACCAATGCTATATCATTAACGAAACTAGTGGACATTGGGATAATGAGGGAATGTGGTGGTCTAATGATACATACAAGCCATCCGCATGGTCTAGTTATATCAAACCCAGTAGTGCGACGGCGCTGGCGTATGATAATCATACAGATACGGAAATACTGGACGATTTCGAATGTCCTTCATGTAGGGCGATAGCATTTGAGGATGCTAACCCTTACTACTGCGAAATGTGCTACACCTGCTTCGACTGCGTAGGGACATATGGCGACAGTTGCCTATGCTATACGCCAGCCGATAGCAAGTGGATGCGCGACCAACACAAACCTCAGAATGCGTGGTATTATGACAAACATTTCGACTTCTAAGGAGATTAAGATACACGAACCCTTGCGGGGGATGTGGGTAATGGGATACATTACTGAAACAATTACTGATGAAGGGACTGTGCGATATGGCACTTTCCCGACAATAGAAAAAGCCGAAGAATGGGCTATTCAACTAATTAACGCTGAGATAGTTCCTGTATACTATCCAGCATATAACAGGGGGTAAGTGTGGACAAAGAAAAACTACGTGATGTGGTGTTGGATTATATCCACCTACTCACATCAAGCAACTCGTATGATTATCATACGGATAAAAAACTGGCAGATGCACGATTACTACTAGAGGAGTTATCATGAATGATGCGGAAGTAACAGTTAGCGAGATGAATGAATCGTTCAATATCAAACAAAGGATGCGACGAGAAACGGGCTGGGTCAAAGACTTTGAGTTAGTCAATGGTGCTCGTATGTTATTCGGTGGACGATTATACTGGGATGAAAATGATGGATACAGAGTAACTTGGGATACTACTGCACCTGAAATGGCAGATAGACCTGAGTTTGAATATGTATTAGATTCGATACTGGAGGATAAATATAATGGATGACAATGTAGAATATGATGCAACTGTTACTGTTACATTTAGGTTCAAGTTAGAAGCGCAGGACGATTACGCTGCGGAGAAAAATGCTGCCATTGAGTGGCAGAACAACCTCTATCATAGCGAAATCGAAGATATATGGGTAGAAATGATTGAAGAAGATGACTCTGATGAATCTATCGGGGGTGATGAAGATGAATAAGAAAGAACTAAAAGCACTAAAGGAAGAGTTGACTGACCAAGCATGGCAGATACTTTACTTCGAGTCAGCAATGTCTAATGAAGATAAGGCACACAAGGCACTACTGGAACGACTTGACACTATCTACTGGACAGGCTATAATCAGGGTATGGAAGATGCGGTAAATAGCGACGACTTAGGGAGTGCATACTAATGAGTGAACCAATGTGGCTTGACGGAGACCCCGTTGCACTAGGAACTGCCATCTGTGATGAATGCGACTGCAACCATGACTCAGATGAAGACTGCGTTGTAGAGGATGACCCTGATAGAATGTGGGATGAGATGCATGAAGACTGAACCACTAATAGGTAACTGCACGGACGACCCGAATGCAGATTACTGGTTTCCTGAGAACGAAAACGGTCGACCTTCTAGGGCTAGACGAGAAGCGTTAGTGAGTAGCATCAACTACGCTATCGAACAATGTAATACTTGCCCTGCAAAAGAAAGATGTTTACAAGAAGGAATGAAATCAGAAAATCTACCGCATGGTATATGGGGTGGATTACTCGCTGGCGAACGTATCGCTATGCTAGGTAAGTCACGAGAAGATTATGGAGTGCAGACAGATTTAGGACGCGCTCTAGACTTTGCCGATAAGATGATACCTCTAGTAAGGTGGTAAAATATGAAAAAATTATTACTATTATTTGTAGTAATGTTCATGTTGTTCGGAATAACGCATATAGACCAAGCACCAATAAAAAAACCCCATAAGTGGGGTGTTGAAGATAGTAAAGCATATGCAAGAGATATAATGTTAGCGTGGACGGACAAGCAATTCGTCTGCTTAGATAGATTATGGCAGAAGGAATCTAATTGGAGACCCGAAGCCTACAATAAAGTAAAAGTAATGGGCAAGAATGCGGGTGGCATACCACAGATACTAGGTATGGACCCAAAAACACCAGCAACACGGCAAATTGAACGCGGATTTGCTTATATTTTATATCGCTATGGCTCACCATGCCAAGCGTTAAAGTTCCATCAAGAGAACGGGTGGTATTGATGATAACAAGGGTTAGACTTGGTCAATTACAGACCTTCAAGGAAGATGCATATAAGCAAGAGCCTCGAGTTCAGAAAGTAATAGACAAACTGCATGAATTCGGGTATACTAAGTTAGATGCTAGGGTCTTAGCCAAAGATATAGTTAAAAGGTTAGATAACTATATTGGCGTTCAGGATGCTATAGCACAACAACGTCAACGGCTGTATGATAATCATACACTCCGTCCGACACAAACTATGCGGAGGTAGCGCATGGCAACGTATGAGTATAAATGCGATGTGGACAATCAAGAGGTATCTGTCCAACGTCCTATGTCAGAAGCAGAGGTCATTCCTATTTGCGAAATTTGTAAAGAGGATATGAAGCGTGTATACTATGCAGCACCAGTAAAGTTCAATGGAACTGGATTCTACTCAACAGGAGGATAAATGCAATACGAATATGATAAAGAAAATGAAGATGGAAAAGTCTATACAGAAGAAGAGTTACTATATCGTGAGGGTCTTATCGACCAAATTAAAGAGCAGTTAGATGAACTTAGTCTAGCAATGTATGAAAAGGAAATGGCAGAATAGATTGAAAGATTCCAATTGGGACTTAGACCTTAGAGCAGGTGAACTAGGTGAGAGTAGGGTCGCAGACTTACTCTCCCTAGATACTGTCGAAGTCAAAACTGACAGGCGTTGGGTAGAGACTGGCAACGTCTACATTGAAACAGAATGCTATTATGTGACTGAGGGTATTTGGAAGCCGTCAGGAATTAGAGTAAGTAAGGCTACGCATTGGGCATTCATGTTAGAAGATTCCACAGTTATTATTCCATTGTGGAGATTGATGGATGCGGTATATGACGTTGGAAGACCTATAGCGTGTAATATTCCGCCTAACCCATCAAGAGGATATCTGATAACCATCGGACAGATACTAGAACATTTAAGACAAGCAAGACAGAAAGAGAATCAATCTATGGATGAACATTACGCCGAGACGTATGTTGACCCAGCGGAGCGTGACCTACCAAGTTGAAATACTTAGTCGGTTTCCTCATGCCCATCGTTATCGGTGGAATCATCGTTGGTGCTTACAATCTCGTCTGGTATCTCGGAAACTTTCTCGGGAGAATCTTTATCTAGATGTGGCCTAAAGCCACCAATGCGTGTAATCAATTTCTTAATGGCTCTATTGTGGCGCATACGTGCTGCGTCTTCTGAGCCAAGTTCCATCTCGGCAGCAATAGCAGCATAATCCAGGGACTCAGCATACTTAAAGAAGAGAACGACCTTATCTTCTTTACTTAATTTATTATAGGCTGAGTTAATTTCGACCATCATCGCCATCATGTTACCGCCCTCTGATGGTGCTGGTGGTCGTCCTGTTTTTCCAAGGTTTAATACTGGCATCACACCAAACTCACCACGCAATACGGATGGAAGCAACGCTTCAACCATAGCGGGTTCGTAGTAGAATAAGTCAGATATTTCGTAGCCAATAGACTTAGCCTTCCACTTCTGACAGTAATCTAATGCTTGGTTACGAAGTGAACGATAGATAAGATTTTTAGCATCACGCTTACCGATTGATTCCCACTCAGATAGTTTATTAGGATGTTCTAGAAACCATTCATATAATTCTTGTTTAATATCTTCTAGTTCAACCATGTCATATCTTTTATGATACTCAGCAGCAACGTTAACTACTATGTAATCCCAAGGTTCAATTCGTTCCCAATCCATTACCATTTGAAAGTTTTGCCCTCCACAGTAAATGATTTGTTAACAATAGGAACTAACTGCGGAACTACTGTCTTACCTTCAACATGAAGGATGCCAAAGCCCTGTTGCCATGTGAATAAGCCAGCCTTTATATACTTAGCATTGTCGTAATTCATTAAGTTGCCCAGTTCCATACCCCAAACAGTCTTAGGCTTACCGCCACGATACGTTTGAGTGTGATGTGTTAAGCCCATACGGTGAGTGTGTCCACATACTACTGACATACCACTACGCTTGGCTAATCCAAGGGCTGTGGCTCCAGCAGTAGGTTGCACGTTACCCTCATCACCATGCATTAACAACCAGCCAGGGGCTAGTTCATAAGGGTCTTTGTGGTATTTAATTCCCAACTCATCAAGCCCTAGAAAGTTTTCCAATTGCAGTTCAGGTAAGCCAAGTAATCCTGGCGCTCTCATTGCAACTGTATTAAACAATCTATCAGTATGATTACTTCTAATCATGTGCTCAATAGTTAAATCGTAAAGGACTTTCTTAGTTGTATCTCTGTCGCGTCCGATAGAACGCTCAAACTCTAACTCAGTTCCCTTACTCCACTTACTAATAGTCTGCATATCCATTTCGTCACCACAGGATACAACAGTTTCAGGTTGATACCATTGAATGAATTTTGCGATAGCATTCACGGCTTCTACATCGTGATACGGTACCTGGAGGTCTGATATACAGACTATAGATTTCATTTCTTTTTGGCTCGTCTCTTATTCTCTAAGCCTACATTTTTCTTCTTAGATAAAACTCTTAGGTTAGATATCTTATCGTTACCCTTACGGCCACCATTATCTTTATGGTCTACCTCTTGGTCGCGCTTTAACTTCTTACCAGTAGCCTTCTTATATTCTAAGCGGGCTTTATTGGTAGATGTAGTTTCGGTAGTGCCATCCTTTTTCTTACGCTTGATAACGTAGATTGGACGACCACCGTTTTGCTTACTTCCTTTATATGGTCCAAATATCTTCATTCGTTCGGCCACTTTCCTTGTAAGACTAGCAATCCGATGATTGCGTAGTTTGCCATGTCCTTAAAAGAATCTTCAAGGCTTTCATTCTCTGGTTTAGCACCAGTATCCACTAAGTTATTTATACGTGCGAGTTTATCCCACATGCGTACTCGTAGTCCGTTAAGTGGACCACCAGGACTTAGGGAAATATTTTTAGGACCGTAATCCTTATGCTTACTAATAAGCAGGTCGAATAGACCTGAGGTAACATCTGCTACATCGTTGTTGAAGTCAGCAGAGGAACCTCTATTACTATCTGCAACATCTGAGATTGCTTCTCGTAGGATATCACTTTGTAGCCTTGTTCTACGAGTGGGGTTATAATCTGCCATATTTCTTCACTCTCCGCCTTCGTTGTCATTGTTTGGTTTCTTATCTAATAGTTCGGTTAGTTCTTCGTCGATATCATACATTTGTTCTCTTATAATCAGGTCTTCTATGAAGTCCTTCATATGGGTTGGGTCATGTTGCGCAGCATATAGTGTTGCGTATGTATCTTGAACTATATCCTCTACTTTCTCGGGTGTTTGAGCACTCTTGTAAATGGTGCGAAGTAAAGAACCAATCATTAAACTAAACCCATTGGGTAGTAGTAACTCTGGATTAAACTCTTCTTCACCGTCTTCAAGTAGATGGTCTGTTGCTTCAAAAATATTATCAAATGGTTGACCGCATTCAGGGCAGTCAGGTATATCATTCAGCATCCGTACTCAACCCCATCTTTTCCCTGATTGCATCGGCACCGAACTTGACGTAGACAGAATTAACATCTTCCCCGTCTGGCATGGTAACAATTGTAACTGGAAGTTCTCTGGCAAGACTAGTGGCAAATTCTTTTCCTGGTTGGTCTCCATCTGCAAAAACAAACACTCGCTCAAAGTCTGCAAGTAATCTAGTGTAATGTTTCTTCCATGAGTTTGCACCAGGAACTCCAATACAAGGGATGCCAACGCACTTACTAAGAGTAACTGTATCCAGTTCACCTTCGCATACCCCAATCCAATCGCCTGCTCGTTCTATATCTAGAACATTAAACATCTTTGTTTCAGCGCCAGTCATTCCCATGTACTTCGGTTCCACCGCTGGATTAAGCGACCTAAAACGTAAGTCAACAACACCAGTTTTAGTAATGTAAGGAATCGAGAGACGACCTTGGAATGCTTCATGTCCAACCTCAGGCTCCGAGACTACGCCTAATCGACAAGCCCGAGCCACTTCCTTTGTTATTCCCCGACTTGCGAGGTAAGCGTCCGCCAGATGTATATTCTCCGCGTATCTGCTGGCTGCTCTGCCCAGTAATTCCTTCTGCGATTGACTTTGCTTCATGTATATCACACCTTTCCTGCTTGGCAATTATCTGAATACTATTGCCTTGCATGCCACATGCGAAACAATTAAAAATGTTTTCTCTTGTATTAAAACTCGCACTTGCATGGGAGTCATTATGGAACGGACACTTGACGTTAACCTGACCAGTCGTTCGGTTTAACTTAGCACCATAGTGCTGTAATACCAACACGATATCTGGCAAGTCATCAGTCATCACCGAATACATCCCCTAATCTTAATACTAGGTAGGCATCATCTATGCCCTTACCTCTTGCTTTAATAATAACTGCGGGCATGATAGCATCTCTTGGGATGTTACGAGCCTCTGCATAATGGTCTGCTTCTACTTGCGCTTCCTTTGTCCAACCTGGGAGAGTAATCTTGCCACTTGCGCCTGGCGCTTTACACTCGATAATTCCGATGCTCCCGAGGAAGTCGTTCTTGACGACGACATCTCCCTCATCTTTCGCACCTGCACGAGCGAGTCTTTCAGCATCATAACCATGATTACGAAACCAATCACGAATATCAGTTTCAAAGGTTGCTCCTCTTGCTTTGTGGGATTTTCTAGTCGTCATGCGTTCTCTGGAATATCTTCTACATACATATATTCAGGATTAAATGCTAACCATGTCATGAGCGTTCCGTTTTGGTCGGCTCTTCCGTAGCGATTCTTGACTGATGCCACGCCCATCGATGTGCCAACCGTGCCGAGCGTACATATAAGCGCAGGTAACTGGGAAACTTTTCCCTGGATTGCGCTTCTCGGTTGACAAGGATTGCCAGGAACTGCTTCCGAAGTGTGATGTAAAACCACAATCGCTGCATTGGTCGCTCTCGCAAGATATTTCAACTCCTTCATTATTGCTCGCATAGATGCGAACTCTTCGCCACCATCTGTGGCTACGTCCATCAAGTTATCAAGTACAATCATCGATGGGGAGCATCCCCAAAGTTCTTCGAATGCTTGTACTTCTTCTACAATATCTTCCAATGTAGGCGATGATTCAAACGACCAAACTATATGACTTCCTTTTTGGAGGACTGCCTTTGTCCAACCAACATCAGTATTAAGTTTCTGTTCTACATCTGACTGACTCTTCCCCGAAATCATAGATGCTAAACGCATAGCCATTGTGTGTGCATTGGTATCCGCAGATATGTACAATGTTGGCACATTGGTCTTGAGTGCAAGTGCTAGAGCAAGCGTAGATTTACCTGCTCCTGGAGCACCAGCAAACATAGAAACTTCTGAACGACGAATGATAATCTTGTTCGTTTCAAATGCCTTAAAACAACTAGGAAGGGGTTCCCCACCGATAGATGCTCGTCCTACTGAACGTACTAGAGTACGCATCGGCCACCCTTCCTAGTTAGTTAAAATGGAAATAGTTCTTGCCTTAATTGACTGGCTTGCATTGGTCCGCGCCCTGAGGCATCGGACACACCCACATCGCGTATGGATTCCCCGTCTTGCTTGAGATTCCCGACTTGTACTTGCGAGGGCCATGTTGGCATGTCGGACCACCTTGTACTGGTGCTCCCGCTCCCATACCTGATGGAGCCTGAGCCTGGGGCGGAGTTGAGATAGGCGGAGGCGTTGTGCTTGTAGTGGAAGCGGTAGTCGACAGGGGGGCTAGTGTACCCGCCTGAGACAATAGTTTTTGAGTTGCGTGAATTTGGGTAGCGTAATCGCCAATACCCTCAAGCAGAACACTTAGTTCATCTGCGCTGTTAGCACGGATGTTAATAAGGTCGCCCGTAGCCAACTTATAGTTGACTTGTAACTTCCAGTCTTCGGCCATTTATTTATCCTTTTTCGTAGAGAACTGACAGAACTCGGTGAGTCCACACATGTACTGACAGTTGTTTGTGTTGGGTAAGAATATACCAGTCTTGCGTGCTGTGTCAAATTGTTTTATTAGGTATTCCATTTTGTCATAAGTGTATCCTGACAGGTCTACCATATCTGACGTGCTATTGCCACGAGCCATGTAGTAGTTACCCCACTTGATATCTATGCCGAAGGTCTGTTCAAGCCCAAGTTTATAGAAGCCAAGTTGAAGTGTACTAGACGGAGTTTGCTGAGATGTTTTAAGGTCGCAGATAACCAGTTGACCATCAACGTCAAAGACGCGGTCAATAATCATTTTGACAGGCACACCAGCCACAACAGGATTAAGAGCAAGTTCGATTGCTGGATTGCCGTCTGGTGCTACCCAGATTTTCCAGTTCTTGTTAAGTTCACGCCAAGCAATATAACCCTGAACCCATTTAGGTCCAGCAGTTTGCCAGAATGTTTGGTCTTCCTTGTTTGGATTAGCCTTAGTAGCACGACCACCAACACGAGCATTGTCTAGGTCAATATCACCCTTAGACTCATCCCATGCTTGTTGCCATAGTTGGACTGCTGGGTCTTGCATCATAGAGTTTCCTTGTCGTAGTTTTCACAGGCAAGGTGAAAGGCAGAGCCTCCGACTGACCATACGGATGGAGATTCTTCTTTTCCAAGCAGTCTACCAAGATAGTATTGGTAACCACATGTTAGGTATGTTGAGAATGCCGAATAGGACATATGCTCAGGTAAAGTATATTCTTCGAGTTCAATTGACATAATTGGAGTATAACTTACAATTGGGTTCTGAGTCAAATAGTTATAAGTATTTGACAGATTGGGTTTTGTCTGTGTATAATTAATTTTGTAAGAAATTATATATAGGCCTTCGGCCTTATGTAATAATATATTATTATAATATCTAAGGAGTACTATGTCAAATACATTTTGGGCTGTGTTTTTTGGAGCATCGGCAGGTCTATTCTCGGTTAACATTATCACAACAGCAATCGAAGAGTGGCGACATCGAGAGCATCACAAAAACCTAGAACTTCTATGGCAAGAGTTAGAGGATTATGAGTTTGAGGACGACGATTAACCTCTAAAAACAACAAAAGACCCCCTCGCCCTAGGTAAATACCTAAGGTAAGGGGGTTTCTTGTCTGTATGGGGCTTCTAGACCCCTAAAACGGGGTTATTTAGACCCTAGTCCGTATTCTTTTTCGTTCTTATCTGCCCATTTGGCCAGAGGAGCGGCTAGAGCACCGATTAGAACAGCATACTCAGGACGTAGGTCTGTCAATAGAGCAATGCCCATAGTGATTCCTGCTGCTAATAGAGCCCGAAGATAGGACTTCACTGCGGCAACATCTTTCTTGCTGAGAGTAAATAGATTCTTCATTTGTTCTCCTTCTTTTTAGGTAGTGGTTTTAGGCGTGATACTGCTGCACGTGCTGCATCAGCCGTCTTGAACACAGGCTTGTCTAACCAAGGAAACCAAGCGGAAGTGTCATTGCTCATTTTCTCGTTAATCGAAATGTGCAAATGTTTAGTGTGTTTATTACTGCCCGTATACTTACGGTTGCCTTCTTTAGAGCGTTCTTTAGACCAGATTTTTCCATTGAAAATTAGATAGTTAACGCGCTTATCATCTTTTAGTTTTTCAAAGATTTCACTGCAATCTATTCCATCAATAGGGTCATGTGTTAAGTCTACTGCAAGACCAGTATTGTGGTCTGAATCAGGACTGGCTTTTAGGTGGGCAGCAGAAGGCAGGAGCCCATCTGAGGCTTTCTTGCGCTTTGGTCGCAACGCCGTCGCTTGGCGCAGAACAGCAATTGCAGCAGGCGTGGCTTTCTTGACTACAGGCTTCATTCATCACTTATCTTTCGTTATTAAAATTTGGTATAAAATTTCTACTTTTTCTTCTAATCTAATGACGGAGTCTTTTAGCGAAGTTCCTGAATTGGGTTTCAACTCATACAAGTAGTGCTTAACTAGCCATCTTACCGACCCAGCAAATGCTGTGACGATAGCAATTATGGCAACGAGAAGCGAAGCCCAATTTGCGTAAGTCATTATACTGTCCTAACCGTTATCTGTAGAATACCACCATCACCAGTAGATTCTTTATCTGGTGGAGTGACTCTGATGTATTGAATGCTTTCGATTTGCACTCGACGAGTTTCCTGTGTATTTAGGTCTTGCCAAGTAACAATATCTCCAGATTGCTCAATACTTTCAAGTGCATCAAGTCGGTCAATTGCACGTCCGCTATAGCCAAACTCTACATTGTATCGGTCTGTTTCGGTGTCCATGTTGTAAACATAAAATTGAATCACGCGCTGGCGTGGTGTAGCAATTGTAGCCTTTGCTTGATATCCCTTAAAGGTTGGACCTTTAGTGGTATCAGCAGCGTGACAAGCAAAAACAAATTTGTATGCTACATATTCTTGTGCAACTTCTGGCTGAGTTGTAGTAACTTCTACAGGGTCAACTTCACCACTATAAGTAATATGGTCGTACTCAATACCGTCTTTGTCTACAGTTTCAAGGATAACAGAACCATAAGTAAAGTCACCACGTCCAAGAAGACGCTTGAAGTTCTTAGGTTCCAGCGTTCCATAACGGATATTACCAGTAGTTAGGTATCCAGTAGGTGCTAATACGGTTGTTGATTGAATTGCGATACCATTACTTCCAGAGGTTGTGAATGCAATCTGGTCAGTATTACCAACAAAGTCTACGCTTGTAGCGTATCCAGTAACAGTATCAAGATAGGCATCGGTTGCGTAAGCAAAGCGTAAAGGTTCAACTTGGTTGCTTAAATCAATGCGATATAGGCCAGCAAAACCACCGACTGAACCAGTAGCCCACACAAACCTATCTCTAAACGCAAAGTCATATACGCCGTTAGACTCTTCAATAATCAATGGCCCATAATTAATTGAACCATCTTGCTCGCTAATAGTAGCAGCGCGGACACCTTTGTTGGTGCCAATCATTAGATAGCCTAGGTAGTATTCAATCTTGTTTACTACTTCACCAATTGGTAATTGTGCTGCGACAACACCAGATGTTAGTGTTGGCATAACGCCAGCAGTAGATAATGTAAACTTATAAATAGCAGAGTTGCCACCAAGATAACCAGCGGCGTAGATTGCAGAACCTGATTCAGATACGGATGTCCAATTCCAATCAGCATTTGGGTGCGTGTACACGGGTGTAGGTAGCGCATGGCTTGAGCCTTTAGCAGCAGTTAATTCATAAACTGATGCACCGATACAACCAACAAGACGTTGTTTAACCCATGCAAGTACTACTCGTTCACTGCCAGTATTGTAAAACTCTGAATATCCAGAAGTAGGCGTATCAATCTCACCTGTATAAATATGGTCGTTGTCTGCCACAAATAAATGTGCGCCATCAGTTGCAACAGCAAGTGTGGCAGTATCTAAACCAGCAGTAACTACGTGAGTATATGTAACAGCAGTTCCATCAGGAGTATAATTTTTAATAGTTGTATTTGCTGGAGTCCAAGCAACAAGTTTATTAGTTGAACCATCCATTACAGAAATAAGTTTATAGACACCAGTTGTGACGCCAGTCATATTTGCTGTATCTTTAAGAAGTGTTACTTGTCCTTTAGTCCATACGTCTACGTTACGGCTATCAGTAAAACGATAGTGGCCGTTTTCATCTGTAGTTGCTGGGTCATAAAACTTAATGCCTGAACCAGAATGGAATGACATTTGTGAACGAATCCACCAACCCTCAAGTGACTGCTCACCAGGTTCTGCTGCATTGTCAAACTGTTGCTTCTTAAAAGATGCTGTCTGACGGATATGTGGGCGTGAATCATTTGTAGCATAAACAAATGGCATACCGCCAAGTGCTACGTCATACGCAATATCAGTGTTCTGCCAGTATGCACTAGATGAGCCAATACCAATATCTGACATACCTCGAGCGATAGGTAAACCATCCGCTGCGAGGTCCCAAATATTACCATCACCTTCGGTTATATCTCTACCCGCCAAGGTACACCTCCATTATATAGATTAATTAAATTCTTTTTTTGACCAGTAAAGTTTTTTATAACTACCAGTAAAGTGTGTCTTTACAGCAGTCAAAGTTTTATTTACTAAAGTTTCATTAAACTTCTCAGGCTTACTTACCCATTTATTTCTTTTAATTGGTATCATCTGATACATTGGTGTGCCAGCAGGGATAATGCCTTCAAATCCTTCTTTAACATAAAATGGAACCATTCCAGATAAATTGAATGTATCAGCATCTACAATAGCATCTAGCGTTCTAAATGGAAGGTCATCTCTGTTAAGTGGTTGAGTATAAAGAACTGAGTAACCTTTAGGAACTTTTACGCCCCAAGGACCATGCCAATTAAATTGATGGTTATGATAACCCACAGGGACGGCCCAGCCTTTTGCTTGTTCTTGATTGCGCATACTTAATGGTTGTTCAGGCGAACTCCAAGTAATAATTGGGTTACCATCTACTTGTTCAACATACAGGTCACACCAAAGTTCTTGCATATATCCTTGCGTAAAAGAATCTAAGACTGGAGCACATTTCTTAAATGTTGCATTAGTCTGAAAACCTCTGTCCATTTTGTTATTTCCAAATGTATCCGCATCCCTAAACCAGTTAGGCAAAAAATGTTTAGATGATTTAGGGTATGGGATAGCATCTGCAATAACTTTACTCAATGGAATAAAGCGTATAATTTTAATCATACACCTTATTCTCTGGGTGCTGTATCTGGATTATCTAAATTAAGGGCAACCCAACGCCCAGTTTCTTCGTCCCAACCATGAACCGTGTCTACTGTATCTGCTGGTTTTGGTAGTGGGGCAACCCATGACCATGAAGCATTATCCCAAACCCATGTAGAATAAACTTTTTTATCACGGAAACGCCCGTCATAAAAGTCGCCACCAACTTGAGCAATACCGTATTCACAACATGAAAGAAATGAATCAGCGCTAGATTCAAGCGCTATATGCCTAACAAGATTTTCATCATGTTCAGCCATTGTTATGATGTTTACAATTACGCCATTTCTAAATAAAGCGTAAGGGTGATTTTCAATATGAACTGTCATTTTATCTCCTAAAAAGTATACTTAACAACAACAATACCTGGTGCGCCATTTTGTCCTGAAACATTGTAGTAACCGCCACCTGCGCCACCTGTGCCATAACCAGATGCTGTTCCGCCACTACCAGAACCACCACCACCACCTGCAGAGTAAACTGTAGATGTGCCAGTAATTGATGATGTATAACCAGCACCAGCGGTGCCATTTCTTGTGCCACCTACTGCTGTAGCGCCACCACCACCACCAGGGCTTGTGCTAACATTTGCTAGAGCGCCTGCTCCGCCATCGTAACCTTCTACTGGTGAAAATCCTCCAGCATTACCGCTACCATAGCCTCCTGAGTTCCAACTACTATTTCCTGCCCCTGCACCGCCGCCACCTGAGCCACCACTACCTGCACCACTGTTGTAACTTGGTCCACCACCATAGCCACCACCAGTTGCACTGATGGCACCAAAAGCAGAGTTACCACCATTTGAACCTGGGCTTCCCTGTGCTCCACCAGCACCTACTGTAACTGTGTATGATGTTCCAGCAACAACAGCAGAGGTTGCAAAGTAACGCAAACCACCACCACCTGAGCCACCACCAGAGGTAGCATAGTTTGTATAAGAACCACCACCACCACCTGCTACAACAAGAAGTTCAACATTGCCAGTAAATGGCGCAAGAAATGTTCCGCTAGATGTATATGTGTTAGTAAGTGTTGCGCTTGGTACGGCTCCAGATGTAAATAAAACACCAGTTCCGTAATTTCCATCAGCACCCTTTGCTGCGACTAACATTGGCGCTCCGCCTGCATTTGCTACAGGTGGTGCTGCGATAGCAATATTCGCTTGCGATGTTGATACTGATTCTGTTGAATAAAATGTTCCGTTGTTTAACCAGATACCAAGGCCAGTTGCTCCTGCTGGAAAAGCAGAACAAGTAAAGTCACCAGTTGTCTTAGGTGTGTCCCATGACCAAGCAGGGCTAGTAATTGCGCCTATTGATGGTTGAGTGATAGGTGTAATCTTAACAGCAACAGGGAATGTAATTCCAACTGGAAAAATGATTTGGTCTACTGCATAGTTAGCAATAACCATACCGCTTCCGCCACGAACTGTGCCACTAAATTTGAAACCATATGTGCTGTTAGCAAGTACAATTGTATATGACTGTGTTGCATCTGTTTCAATTAAATATGCACCAGCAGCCAAAGCCTTTGTAAGGGCAAATGTGCCATTTTGTGCGCCAGCATATCCATATGTTATTACTTCTGATGATGGTGCAGGGAATGTATTAATACCCATTACGCTATCTCCACTCCGCTAATATGAAAGTC